GTATATGCCAGAGGCCGCAGTGTATGCGGTCGTTCAAGTCTTCGTAGCTGATGGAGTTATCAACCACGGTGTACCCGCGTCCCCGCAATACCTCAGCGGCTTTCTCGGCTAGTTCTTGGGTGTTCATTGTTCTGCCCTCATAGCTTCAATGCGGTGTTCAAAGTAGTTCTCAAGGTCTTGGGCCGATTCTAGCACGACCCCGGTAGCGGCGAAAGCCAGTACCGTTTCGGTCATGTCGAGTCCGACTTCTTCTAGCGCGGCCTTCCAATCGGAACGCCACTGAACGGCTTCAGGTGCCTTGCCCGTCTTGCCAATGGACTTGAGGATCTTGCGTGATTCCTCGTCCTTCATGGGCTGAGACGCGGTTTCAGGGACCGGTGACGCCTCTTGCTTCTGGTAGCCGGGTATGTCGTCAACCTCGGTTTCGTCAAGCATCCCAAGCCCGCACATCGAAAGCGTTAATCGCCGCTTGGCTTTGGTCATGGCTTTCATGAGCGCGTTCCCGTGATGGCCCTGCATGTCTTTGGCGGCAACTACCCCGATCTCACTGTCTCTCCGTCCGTGTCGGTCAGTCCCGCTTACGGTGACCGTGATCCATTGATCGGTCTGCACGATGGTCGGCGGGTCAATGCTTATGCCGTGAATGGCGCGGAGTTGGTCGGTGCAACCTTTCAGCGCGTACAGGGTCAGCTTCCCGTTCAGTGTGATGAACTCGAAAGGCTTAGTGAGCGGGTTAAGTCCGATGCTCTGGCATACGGCATTGTAGTAGTTGACCCTCTCCTCAGTGGAAAGGGTCGCAAGGTTGCCGTTTACAAGGGTCTGGTAGACCTTGGCGGCGACTTCTGTTGATTGTTGTGCTAGTTCACTCATCTTAAAATCCCCTCCGCAAAGCCCGCCACCACAGCCAGGACAAGCAATAACGCCAACAGCGCAACTGCGGCTAAGCCGAACCGTTGGAGCCAAGACAGCTCCTTCTCGGTGTCGTGGTCGAGGGTCATTCCCAACCTCCGTTTGCTTCGGCGTACTTGTTGGCTGAGGCAATGCACTCGGCAAGCGTATTGCCTCCAAGTCGCGCACCGTTGGACCATGCATGAAACTCAGATTGGCCCATGTCGTGAATATGAACGGTGTTGCCATTTGTCGTTGACCTTTGAATAACCGGAGTGTTTTTGACCCATCCCGAGTTAACTAGTTCGCTCCACAATCCGGGTACCCCGCAGGTTTCGGAAAAGATGGAAGGTCCGTGTACCCTCTCGTTGTCCTGATCTTCCGCCACTTCCGCTACCGGTCGCGTGGCAAGCTCGGCGGCGATCAGCGCGTCAGCTTCTGCCAATGCCGCTTCTGGTGACCATACAGCGTAACCCTCAGGCCCGGAAATGGAAGCCGCTTTGAACATCGCCGCAATCTCCAACCGCGTCATTCCACCACCTCCGTCACAGTCAGCGTCAAGCCGTCGATGGTCACCACGTCCCCGACTTGCACGGGGCGGGCGGCTCCGGTGAGGATAAGCCAGTCAATTTCATCATGGCTCATGTCTACGGTTGAATTGCCGGGGGTGTAGAAACTGCCGTCTTTGACTAGCAGTGTGGACTTGCCTACGATCACGTATCTAGTGTTCATTTTGTTCTCCGTCCGTGTTGGACTGAGGTCAGTATATCACGATCCTACAGAAAAGTGTAGGAAAATCTACACAAAAGATACAGATTCGGTGTATAGTCTTGGTGTATGGCACACAAATACGAAGTGCGACAGGCCGTGTACGATGACCTGATCGCGGAACGAGGGACGATGAGAGAGATTGCCGAACGTCACGGGGTCTCGACCAATACGGTGTACGTCTGGAGAAATCGCTTGGTGGCTCGGGGGCTGATGCAAGGCAAGAAGCGGGAGGGGAAAGAATGACCGACCCGTTCGACGACGGGCAGGACACCGACTTTGGCTCGGTCTACCCCGAGGGCCATGTGCCCGGCGAAGATCACGTACCGGTCCACAAGGACAAGCGACCAAGACCCAAAGGCATCGGTGCCGCGTTGCATGGTCCCGCGTTGCGATGGCTGAACGAGACTTACCCCGGCTCATGGTGGGCCAAAGGCGAGGGTTACCGGTACGTCGGTGGCAACTACGTCAAAAGCGACTTCGCGGGATTCGGTGACTTCATTGGATGCGTCGAGGGTCGCATGGTTGTGGTGCAGGTCACCACGCTTGCGGACGTTGGGCCGCACTTAGTCAAGTACACAAGCGCACGGTCTACGCACGGGCCAAACAAGACGCCTATTGGAACGCTTCTTAGAGGCTATTTGAGATCGGGCGGTCAGTTCGTGATCTTGGGATTCGCCAAGGAAAAGAACCGGTGGGAATGCACACCAACGCACGTCACCGAGGATACATTGAACGAGGTTTGCTCACGGGCAAAAGGAAGACAGACAGCATGAACGACATCATCAAAGACTTCAAGCGCAAGCACGACCCTGCCGTACAAGCCGCGGCCTTCGCTCTGGTCGCGGACGTGCTCCAAGATCGGCGGCTGACCGAAGCCAGTGACCTTGACGCAACCCGTGCCGAGCTGGAACGGGCGGCTCTGGCGTTTGTGTCGGCGGCGTCGGATGCGGGGAGACCGAGGTGATTGAAGTCACTTCTATCGTCGGTGCCCTCGTCCTAGTTGTCGCATGGGAGTTAATCACCCGTGCGCGTAAGCGGTGAGGTAGAAAGAACATGGTAGATCCAAACTACCGAAGAGAGAAACATGACAGATACGATACAGAGGTATAGAGAGTTCGTTGAGCGCAAACAATCGCTCACCAAGGGAGTAGGGTTTGAGTCGGGGCCGGTTAACGACGTGCTATTCGACTATCAGGGGCGCATAGTTCAATGGGCGTTGAAACGGGGCCGTGCCGCGATCTTCGCTGGAACAGGACTCGGAAAGACGCTCATGCAATGCGAGATTAACCGACATATTCCGGGCCGCAGGTTAATCCTCTGCCCGCTTGCAGTGGCTCCGCAAACCGTTAAGGAAGCGCGGATGATCGGGCTAGACGTGTCCCGTGAACCTATCGGGGATAGCGGGGTCCAGATCGTCAACTATGACCGTTTGGATTCAGTAATCCACGAACGATGGGACGCGGTGACGCTAGACGAATCAAGCATCATCAAATCTCAGGACGGCGCAACGAGAAACACGATACTAAGCGCATTCTCTCGGGTGCCGTACCGGTTCGCGTTCACGGCTACGCCATCACCGAACGATTGGACAGAGCTAGGGAACCACGCTCAATTCTTGGGGGTTGCGACCCATCAAGAGATGCTGGCAACCTACTTCATGCACGATGGCGGCGACACGTCAAAATGGCGTCTCAAAAGACACGCTCAGCGGGACTTTTGGAGGTGGGTTGGATCGTGGGCGGCTTGCTTCACGTCGCCGGCCGAGTTGGGGTTTGACGGGTCGCGGCACCAACTGCCACCCCTTGAAGTCGTCAACCATACGATAGACGTCAACTACAATCCGGGCGGCGCGTTGTTCGGCGGTGACGTCGCCGCGACGTCACTTCACGACGTGTTGAGAGAGACGGTATCGGAACGGGTACAACTTGCCTCTCAGTTGGCTCAGGCAGGTAAAGGGCCGTGCATCATTTGGTGTAACGGCAACGACGAACAGGACCAAATCACCAAAGCAATCCCGGGCGCGGTATCCGTCACTGGCTCAATGCCAAGCGATACGAAAGAGCGGCTACTGTCCGGGTTCTCGGGCGGCGAGTTTGACGTGCTAGTCACCAAACCGTCTATCGCGGGGTTCGGCATGAACTGGCAACATTGCGACCGTATGATATTCGCGTCGCTCACGTTCTCTTACGAGATGTTTCACCAAGCGGTAAGACGGTGCTATCGGTTCGGTCAAAAGAACCCGGTAACCGTTCACGTCATATCTACGTCGGCTGATTCGTCAGTACGCGACATCATCAACTACAAAGCGGAGGCGTTCCGCACAATGTCTGAGAGCATGGCATTGTGGAACTCGCAGGAAATCAGAGCATGAAAATAGAGGGACCAAACTTTACGGCATACCACGGCGATTGCGTTGAAACTATCGCTACTCAGATCGAAGACAACAGCGTCGGGTACACGATATTCTCGCCGCCGTTCTCGACACTTTACGTCTACTCGGATGATCCAAGGGACATGGGCAACGTTCGGAGCGAAGAGGAGTTCTTGGAAGGGTTCCGGTTTCTGGCCGATGAGCTATTCCGGGTGACGATGCCGGGACGTAACCTGAGCTTCCATTGCATGTTGCTCCCGCTCACCAAGCAAACGCACGGCGTTATCGGGCTGAGTGACTTTCGTGGCGACTTGATTCGGATCTTCCGGGATGCGGGGTTTGTCTACCATTCCGAGGTCTGTATCTGGAAAGACCCGGTAGTAGCCATGCAACGAACTAAGGCTCTCGGGTTGCTCCATAAGCAGGTCAAGAAGGATTCGTGCCGGTCACGTCAAGGGGTGCCCGATTACCTTGTGACCATGCAGAAGCCGGGAGACAATCCGAACCCGGTTACCCATACCAACGAGACGTTTCCGGTTGACTTGTGGCAGAAGTACGCTTCGCCGGTATGGATGGACATAAACCCATCGGACACGCTCCAAAAGGAATCAGCGCGGGATGATGACGACGAAAAGCATATTTGCCCGCTTCAACTGGAAGTGATCCGGCGCGGGCTGTTCCTTTGGTCTAAACCGGGGGACTTAGTGCTCTCTCCATTTATGGGAATCGCAAGCGAAGGATACGTGTCACTGCAAGAGGGGCGGCGGTTTGTTGGAGTCGAGCTAAAGGATTCGTACTACCAACAGGCGGTTAAGAACTTGGGTCATGCAAACTTGCAAGGATCGCTACTCTGATCGTGTAAAATCACATTGCTGATTCAACCCAGCAAGCTGAATGGGGCCGGATGGCGTCACGGGTTTGTCACCCTCTCTCCGCCGGTTGGAACCGGTCCCATTGAGCAAAAAATGAGAGTCATATGACCTTATCAAAGTACGCAAAACTTAATTGCGACATCATGGAGTCTCGGTGGTACCGGAATTCCTCTGTACCCGTCCGGCATTGCTGGACCTGCCTCATTCTCCACGTCAAGGCTTTTGGTCTCGGCGGCTATTTCCGCCCGCTGGATACTGAGCGATTCGCGGAGACATGGCACGTCGAAGAAGCCGACGTTCTGGCCATGATCGAGCGGGCTGTCGAGGGTAACGCGTTACGGTGTGACAGTGACGCTGAAGAGTGGAGTTTGACCGGATGGCAGAAACATCAAGGCGACTCAACCGGGGCCGAAAGACAGAGACGGTACAGGGAAAAGACCAAAATTGAACCTACAGACGATCAAAAACGTAACGATAGTAACGGGCGTAACGCGTTACGTCACGGTGGTAACGCATATGAGAAGAGAAGAGAAGAGAAGAAAGGAGAGGATATATCTACTAACGTAGATAGTCTTGGGGATGAACCCCCACAGACTCCCAAGAAATCAACCCCTCGTTTCGTTCCCCCAACGGTTCAGGAAGTCGAGGAATACATGACCGAACAGAACTGGCCGACGCCAAGCGCGACCGCTCAGAAGTTCCACGACTATTGGACATCGGCGGGATGGCGACGGAAAGCGGGACCGGTGAAAGACTGGAAGGCGACGGTCAGAACATGGCTTGCGAATGAGGCAGAGCGGGCGCAACCCCAAAAGAAGTCACAGTCACAAGGTGCGCTAGACATGGAACGTAGAGCTTTTGAACGGTTTGGAAGGATGGGTAAATAACAATGATTGCAAAGACAGTTCACGGTTACTTGATGGATGCCTCTGGGAAATTGGTGCAAGACGGCGAACCGCTCAACGAGTACCAGCTCGTATCGGCGGCGTTAGGACGAATGAAGGCGGGCGGACTGAATCACTACAACCGGTATCCAAAGGAAGATGCCGAGTTCGACATCATGGTCTCGGTCTACGTTGACGCGATAGCCGACGCAAAGGGTTTGCCCGAGTGCATCATTCCCGCGGCGCGGGCGTTGTGTGCCCGTTCTGGCGACTTTCCAAGCGCGGGTGAGTTCGCACAGGCGGTACGGGCGCAAACGTGGCAGATCTACAACCAGTTTGGGATAGACGGTGAAGGCAACGTGACGACCCCGGTGTTAGTCCCAAGATCGTTCAACGAGACACAGGTGAAGAAGTTTCTCGACCACCAGAGAGGGGTGCTTGGTATCGCGGCGCCCGCTTTGCCGTCGGGCGAGATCCCCGAGGGTGCGGACAAACGGCCGTCGTCACTGTTGGCGAGGTTGACGGGTGAAGGCATGACGTGAGGCAAAAGCATATAGTTGACCGTATAGTAGGGTAAGGAATGGTTATGCCATGGGACAAACCAAAGAAGAGAGAGCCGCTTTTCGTAGTGCCATTGATACCGTCTTAGGACGGCTTGACGAACTGACCATAAACGGAGCGGCCCGCGAAGTTTGCTCCAACTTCCCAGTACTATTTCCCTCAGTTGAGTCCGCTAGGGGCGCGATTCGGACCCGACTAGGCGCAAACGGCGAACGCAAACGCAAAAACCGCACCGAACCGCCACAACATTCCACCATTGCAGAAGGGCTTGCCAAACTCAAGCATCAGCACACTGACCGGGGACGATCTGTAACTCTCACCGGCAAAGTCGGCATCCTCTCCGACATTCATATCCCCGAGCAGGAAATTGTCCCCCTCCGACTCGCCATCGAAACCTTGAAAGACGAGGACGTAGACGCAATCGTGCTCAACGGTGACGTAATGGATATGTACGGAGTCACTGGCTTTACCAAGGAGATCGGACGGTTCACACTCCAACAAGAAATTGAGATTACGCAAGACTTTTTTGCGTTTCTCCGACAAGAGTTCCCGAACGCCATCATTGAATGGAAAGAAGGCAACCACGAACAGCGATTGCGCCGGTACTTGCTCACAAATGCCCGCGACCTGTCCGACCTCAAAGGGCTGAGCATTGAGTCGCTGTTAAGGCTTGAGGATTACAAGATCGGATACGTCAAGACCGAGCGCATCATGCTTGGCAAACTGTCAGTAATTCACGGACATGAACGAAGACAGGGCATTGCGCCGTCAGTGAACCCAGCTAGAGGGCTTTGGCTTTGGGGCAAGACGAACATGCTATGCGGTCACCATCATCAGACGAGCGAACACGCAGAGGGCAACCTGAACGGCGACCAGTTTGGCTGTTGGTCGGTTGGGTGTCTCTGTACTTTGACTCCAGATTACAACCCGTTCGGCTACGTCAGGCAGAATCACGGATTCGCTTGGGTTCAGGTTGACGATGACGGAGCTTTCGAGGTCCACAATCATCGGATCATTAACGGAAAAGTCAAGTAGACAAATCGACGCTGGCGGGATAGAATGGTCGTGATGAGCACCGAACAACAACCCGAGCCAAAAGAAAGCGTTTATGTAAGCACGTCGAAACTTATTGCCGACTTGCTGACGGTTTGCAAGAACTTGCAGACGCGAGTGGACGCACTTGAGGACATCGCCACCAAGCCGGTGGATGAAACCTATTTGACCAATTACGGACGAGCTTTGATCTGCGGCACGATCTATGAAATCGACCACGAGCTTGATAGCGCGACGATCACGATTCACCCGTCGGAACATAATGAGCGGTTGACGTACAGCTCCGAAACGGTAGCGGGCGCGATTGCCACGTTGCTTGACGATCAGGGAGACGACGGTCTGGATTATTTGCTCGGGCTTGCGCTTGCGGTAGACGACCTGAGCGTATAATAGGGCGGGGCTGTTCTCCCCTCTCTCCGGTAACCCCCGTTCGTTCATGGCGGGGGCCGAAACCTATCCGGGGAAGAATCAAACTGGCGTACTGAACCGTAGGTACAAACATGCAACTCGAAATGTCAGTGGTCATTGGAATCATTTCCGGTTCTGTCCCTGCCGCCGTATCGTTCGGCATGTCTATGGCTCGGATCACAAGATTAGAAAAGGACGAGGAACGCGGGTTCCAAGAGAACAAACAGACTCACGACAAGCTGGACGCGCTCGCCCATCGTCTATCAAGAATTGAAGCGAAATTGGAGAATGTAAAATGAACAATGAACTAGCACGAAAGCTCGTTAAAGGAATGCTGATCGGATTCGCATCGGCGTTCTTGGTTGACCTTGACGCATGGCACAAGGGACTAAAGTTTGACTGGGACATCGCGGCCAAACGTTGGCTGATCGGAATGGTAAGCGGACTGGTCGGCGCGGCTGGACTCTCGGGCGAGGTTTCGGCGGAATGAAACTGATCTACCGCGTCAAGTTCCGCGCTTGGGGAATCACCTTCGGCACAACGTCCGGTGAGGTTGACCTAGAAAAGAAGCTCCCAAACGTTCACGCGCTGACGGGGATCGCGACGTACTTGGACGAGTTCGATAACGAGGCCGTTTTGGTCAACGAGCGCGGCGTGTACATCAGCATTGTGATGCAGTAGGAAGGGCCATGAGCGGGCGACCATACAAGAAAACCCCGGAGTGCGAACAGAGCATTATTGACCTGTTATCCGAGGGCAACACGCGCAAAACGTCCTGCATCGCGTCAGGAATCAGCGAGGATACTTTCGCCCGTTGGATCAAAGAGGATGAGGATTTTGCGGGTTCTGTTAAAAAGGCCGAAGAGGAAGCGGTAGCGCGGAACGTCAAGGTGATCCACGAAGCATCAAAGTCAACGTGGCAAGCGGCGGCGTGGTGGCTTGAAAGACGACGGCCAGACGACTTCCGTGTACGGAACGACGTGAACCATTCTGGCGCGTTGAAGGTAGAGGTCTCATACATTGACGAAGGTTCGAATCAATCTCCCGAAGAGTCACCCGGGCCAAGCGAAGGTTAGGGCCGAGGCGTCCCGCTATAACGTCCTGTCCTGCGGGCGACGATGGGGAAAGACCGTATTCGAAACGCGGCTACTTTGCGAGACTTCCATTGAAGGGTTCCCCGCTGGCTACTTCGCTCCGACGTACAAGCTACTTCGCGAGGTCTTTGAGGAATGCCGTACAAGACTCTCGCCCATCATCACTAGCGCAAACCTGAGCGACAAGGTGATACGGCTGATGACCGGCGGGCATATCGACTTTTGGACGTTGGAAGATCCCGACGCGGGCCGAAGCCGAAAGTACAAACGAGCTTGCATTGACGAGGCGGGCATGGTCCGCAACTTGGATGAGGTGTACAACAAGGCGATACGTCCGACGCTCACCGACTATCAAGGCGACCTATGGATAAGCGGGACGCCCAAAGGCAAAGGGGCGTTTCATAGCATGTTCGTCAAAGGGCAAGACCCGAACCTTCCGCAGTGGGCGTCTTGGCAGATGCCGACTAGCACGAACACGACGATTCCCGGGCTGGCGCAGGAACTAGCCGATGCACGGGCCGAGCTTCCTGATCGGGTGTACCGGCAAGAGTACGAGGCGGAGTTCTTGGAAGACGCGGGCGGCGTTTTTATCGGGGTTGCTGACTTGCTCACGTCTGACGGGGTGGCAGGGCCGAGGCCGGGGGCCATCGGGATTGACCTTGCGATGACTCAAGACTTCACGGTTCTATCTGCGCTTGATGGCGACGGCAAACAGGCAGGGCTAGACCGGTTTAATAAGATCCCTTGGTCGCAACAAATAGAACGGATTGTCCGGTTCGTCTCGACGTTTCCGGACTACCAAGTTTGGGTAGACGCAAGCGGCGGCGTCAACACGATTCCCGAGGAACTAACCAAGGCACTCCCGGACCACGATGTACACCCGTTCCTATTCACGTCTCAAAGCAAGGGTGATCTGATCAACCACCTAGCGACGACCATCGAGGGTAAGCGCGTGGCGTTGCTGAACGATCCGGTACAGCAGGGAGAGCTTCAAGCCTACGAATACACCTTCAACGCACGTACCCGAAGGGTCACAATGAACGCGCCACAAGGGATGCACGATGACACGGTGATAGCCTTAGGTCTTGCGAATTGGGGACTCCGTTCTGACGGTCGGCTACAATTCGATGACCTGATGAGTCTGTACGGATAGAACTATGAAGTGGTACCAGCGAATCCTAAAGGCGTTCATTCCCCAACAGCCAAACCTAGGCGGTACCAGTTGGCTTCAGCGGCCAATGTTCAGCAATACCCGGTACGACTACGTAGCCGAGGCGGGGGATACTTGGACCAACTCGGTTGTCTCGATCTGCCTTAACCGGAAGAGCTCCATGCTCAACGACCTGACGCTGACGGTACAGCGTTGGTCAGAAAAGAAGCTGGAATGGGAAAACTACAGCGACGTCCGAACGGCGCAAGTTCTCAAGACATTTCGGAAACCGAACGATTATTACAGCCTGTCCGAACTGATTTACGCAACGACGCTGAACGACGATTGCCGGGGTCACTCGGTCATGGTCAAGCGCAGGAACCTTACGGGTCAGGTTATCGGCTACTGGATTCTCCCGTACACCTGCGTTCAGCTAATGAGCGACAGGGACAACCCGGACGGCACCAAGTTAATCACCTACGTCCGGTACAGCACCATCGGCGGGGCGCAACAGGACATACCTATCGCTGACTGCGTGATCGTGCGGCAGGGGCTAGACCCTCGGGACAATCGCTCGGGCCTCTCGCCGCTACTTGCTCAGCTACGGGAAATCTGCACGGACAACGAGGCGGGTACGCGCATGGCGGGATTGCTCAGGAACGGTCCTGACGGGATCATTGTTTCGCCCAAAGGTGAGTTGATTAAGGCAACCGTAGAGCAATTTAAGACGTTTGCAGCAAATCTTAACAACATGATTCGGGACGCGGTAGGGCGAACTACCACGATGATGTTTCCGGTTGACATCACTCACACGTCGCTCAAGCCATCCGACATGGACCTTGGCAACCTGCGACGAGTCCCCGTAGACCGTATCTGCGCGGCTCTAGGCGGTGATCCGATGGCGTTTGGCTTGCCTAGTGAATCCAAGACCTACAACAACTTGGAAGAGGCTATGGACGCGCTGGGCAACATGACGGTCATTCCAGCGGCGGCGCGTTGGTGTGAGCAGTGGTCGCGGCAGATATTGCCTGACTTCAATCTAGACCCCGAAATGTTCCGGTTGGCGTTTATCCCTGCCGGTTGCTACTGGCTTCGAGATGAGACACTTGAAAGGCACCAAGACGCTCGGGACAACTTTATCGCGGGCATCCTTACGCTTGCTGAGGCTCGTGAGCAAATCGGCGTACCTGCGGGTGATGCTGATGCCGGCGTTACGTACTTCGATCTTCAAGCACGGGCGCGAGGTCTAGCACTTCCGTCTGACGCTCAAAAAAAAAGTATCCGTCCTGACATTCTGAGGATGGCGGCGGCAAACATCGAGCGGTTAGAAAAGCTCGGCCGTATGCCGGGGGTGATTGTTCGGAAGCCGAACAACAAGGGCGCGGCGGCTCAGGCTCAGCATGACCGGCTAATCGCGGAGATGGAGCGGGATATGCTCAAGGCTTTCAAGGGTTACGGGGATGGGCGCCTCACGATGGCGCAACTACAACAGAAGCAGAACGCGCTGATCTACGACTTCCATCGTTCGATGTACCGGCTTGGCTACCAAACCGGCGGCGGTACTCCAACCGACGAGATGCTTGACGTGTACGCTCAGCTTGTCACGGACAATCAAAGCGGTTATATGCTCGGCTTTCTTGACGATATAGCGAACGGGCGGTACAACGACGACGACGGCAACCTTGACGTAGACGGACCACTCAAGACGCGCACGGGTTTGTACTCGCTCCAAAGCTCGTCTAGCGCATCGGAGGGGTTCATTCAGGGATCACCGGACGATGAGGAGTTCGACTGGACACTTGGACCTACAGAGCATTGCGAGGACTGCCTGTACATCTCGGAGTTGGGTCCGTTCACCAAAGACGTGATCTTTACCAACCCGCGAGAAGGCGACACCGTATGCCTTGGTAATTGCGCTTGCCGGTGGGTTCGGTCGGACGGCCTATCTCCGTTTGGTCCGCCAAGGAGTGCCGCCTAATGCCGGTGCCAGACGCAGTAAAGCGGGCGTGTCGAAAGGGCATCGCGCAGGTTGAGGAAGGGCTAGGCGGTGACGGGTTAGAACCGGCGACGGTTAAGGAAGCTCGGTCACTCGCAAGTGGTGATATGCCAACGGAAGCGAAGATCCGAAAGGCGTACCGATGGTGGGCGCGTAACGAGCGGTTCCTAGATGCAGAGGCCGATACTCCGGCTGACGTGGCGGCGAACCTCTGGGGCGGATCTGCGGGTATGCGCTGGTTCCGGTCCCTCTATGACGATTTAGATACTTCGGAAGCCGAAGCAACGTCAGGAAAAGGGATGAAGCGACTGGATGCGATCTTTAAGGCTGGGCTAAAGGCGATCACCGATAACCAAATCACGGTGGTTGCTTCTACGGTCGGCAATATGGACCGTACCGGCGACGTGATTGCACCGGGCGCGTTCAAGTCGGCAGTGCTTCGCGGGTTTGTGGATAACGGATCTATCCTTGTGGGCCATGACTGGGACGACTTGCCTATCGGTATGCCGATGGACGCGAAGGTGATGGGCGACGAGATCGTAAGTACCGCTCAGTTCCATTCCACGCCAAAGGGTCAAGAAGCTCGCACAATCGCAATGGAGCGCATGGAAGCGGGCAAGTCGGTAAGCGTCTCCGTTGGCTTTATGCCTGACTACGATCAGGTTACCAACTACCCGGACGGCGCAACCATGATGAAGGCTTGCGAGGATATGGGTATAGATACCAGCATGTTCGATCCGAAGATCAAGGCGTACAAATACGGGTGCCGCCTGATTCGTTCGGTTGCCGAACTGTTTGAATGGTCCATTGTGCTCGTTGGCATGAACCCCAAAGCTCGGGCGATGGCCGTCAAAGGACTAGATTTACAAGATGGTGACGCTGGGTTCACCCTCGAAAATCACCTATCTATCTCGCTGGCTGGGATTGAAAGGGCATTCGACGTTGCGAAACTCAGGAAGTCTGAGGGTCGCGCATTGTCCCCATCGCGTTTGCGAATCATCGAAGACATCAACAAACTCTCGGGGGAGTTGCTTAGTTTCGGCGTTGCAGAGGTAAAGGACGACGACGCGGCGAAAGCCGAAATGCTCCGACGTGCGGCAAAGGTTCGCATGATCGCGGCAACCATCGAACAGCTATGACGATCAAAGAAAAACTCTATCAAGCGAACGAAACCGTCAAAACGACGGGCCTGTTCCTTCAGGGACTACAGGCAAAATCCAACGGTAAGCAGGGCGATATGCCCGCTGACGATCAGGCGGCGTGGGAAAAGGCTGAGAAAGCCTATGATGCGGCAGTAGCCGAAAAGCTCGCTCTCGAAAAGCAGTTGGATGTTGAAATCCAGCTCCAAAAAGCAAGCGACTTTCTGATTCATGTCCCAACCATCTCTGACGAAAAGGGCGCAAGCAAGCTCGATCTTATGAAGTCTGCCATCGGTAAGACGATCATGGGCGCACAGCTTAACGAAGTCGAGCGCAAGTCGCTCACCATCGGCAACGACGGACGAGGCGGATATCTGGCACCTGAACAGCTGATGAACGAAATCATTCAGCTTGTCCGGGATCGGAACTGGACTCGGGCTATGTCCCGCGTGTACACGGTTCGGGGTGCGGCTACCATCGGTATTCCTGTCATCTCAACCAACATGAGCGATCCGGTACCGACGTCGGAAGTTGCGACCACGCAGACCAACGACACGGCTCTTCGGTTCGGAATCCGAAACCTTACTCCACGTCTCCGAGAGGTCTCCATGCCTATCGGTCGGCTGATGGAAGTTAGCTCGGCCATCGACGTCTACCAGATTGTTTTCGAACAGATGGCATACGTCAAGGCGCGAAAGGAAGAAAAGGAATTCCTTACCGGCAACGGTGCGGACGAAGCTATGGGCGTCTTCACGGTCTCGGCTAACGGTGTTAGCTCTAACCGAAACTCCCTCTTGGCAACGTCTACCACGCTTACCGGTGACGACATCGTGAACGTGGTTGCATTGCTCCGAGAGCAGTTCCGAACTCCAAACCTTCGATGGGTCTTCCACCGAAACTTGGAAGGTCGGCTCCGAAAGCTCAAGGACACCAACAACAACTACATTTTCTCGCCAATCGGCGCGGGAGTGTACAACGCTCAGTTCTTGGCGGCTGGTATGCCGGGTGTTCTTTTGGGCATCCCTTACTACATCTCCGAGTACGTCACCGATCCGGGAATCAGCGGAAACCTTGCCGCGTCTACGAACCTTGCCATGCTTGGTGACTGGTCGCAGGGCTACGCGATTGCGGACAGCATCGACGGCGAGATCATCGACCTAGACCAGAAGTTCTATCCTTCCAAGGGTATCGGCATGGTCGCGGCTTACGACGGTCAACCGATCAACGAGGACGCATACGTGCGACTTCGAACGAGCTAAACCATGATGAACTTCCTTCGCAACAATCTCGTACAGCACGTGGCGCCGGACGCAACCGCCGCCACCACTTTCACCCTTGCCGCTGGCACCACTGACGTCAATTCGTCTTCGGTGGACACTTCGGGCTACATGGAAGCTACCTTCGTTTGGATCTTCGGGGACAACGCGGACACCGCGACGTTCACCGGTTCCATTGAAGGAAGCACGGACGGAACGACGTTTGTCGCCATCACCGGCGCAACCACGTCGTTTACGGCTGGCGCATCGGACACGGATAACGAAATGTTGGCGGTCGCCATCACTTCCCCGCTGTACCGATACGTCCGGGCAGTGACTAACCGAGGCGTTGCAAACACCGTTCTCAACGGCTTGCTCTGCGTCCTTGGTATGCCAGTACAGGGTGAGGTCACCCAACTTACGACTGCGGGCCAGTTTATTCAGGCTCCGGTCCAAGTTTCGACCATCTAACCTTCACGACCAGCCCCGTTTCCTCGGCGGGGCCAAACCTCTTTTTCATGGCAAACCCGACAACGACCGATCTAACGAATTACCTGCTCACCATCGGCGTCACACCGGCGGGTACCACTCAGCTTCAGAACATCATTGATGCGACGATAGCCGAAATTGAACGGCTCACGGGTCGCAACAAGTTCCAAGGGGACGCGGGCAGTACAGCCGTCCGGTACACCCTTCCTTGGCCACAGGGCCAGAACGTTATCCTCGAAATCGCGGACTGCTGGACCGTCTCAGAGGTTCGCGTAGGGTACACGGGAACCGCTGGCACGGGCACGGTTCTGACCGAGTACGAGGGGTTTGAGCATCTTCCATTTAACCACTCTACGCGGGGTTGGCCTATCGAAGCTATCAAGTTTATCAACTGCCCGTCAACGAACCCCGGCGCCATCCTCATCACCGGCAAATTGGGCGTAGCTTCTACCATGCCGCAGGACGTGTTTAACAGCATCCTAGCAGGTGCGGCGGCTCAAGTCCTGAAACAGCAAGCGGGCGCGGAAGGTTCGTTATCCGATCAGCGGCAAGGTGACCGATCCGTCAATTTCAACACGGCAGACGGTCAGAGCACTTATCAGCGGCTCATGAACGAGTTCGATATGACCGTGACCCGGTGGATCAAGGGGACGTACTAATGGCATGGTCCCGCTACCCCAACAGCGTCACGGTGACACCGGTCACACAGTCAACGACGGCGGGCATCGTGCCCATCTCCTCGCTTGGGTCACCGAGCACCAAGAGCGTTGACTTTCAGCTTATGACACCGGGGCGGGCGTTCCAAGATTACGGCGTAGACCTAACGAACCCGGCTCGATTGTACGCTCCCGCGTCTGACATTACGAGCTTTCCGCAGGGTGCGCGGGTGAGCTTCGACGGCGAGACTTACGCGGTCGTTAACAGCATGGTGCGGAACGACGGCACGGGTGCAAACATGTCTTACACGCTGGCGATCATGGAGCGGGTGATTTAATGGGAAGTCCTTACAAGGCCACTCTATGCGCTGACGTGATGGCGGCTTGTCTCGCGGCGTTCCCAACGGCTCGGGTTGAAGACGTTCCCCAGCTCGAAAACACGACGGACACGCTCCCATATGTGCGGGTGGATCTTGTATCTATCACTCGCCTTAGCGGAAGTCCGACGTATGAGACGAACACGTACACGGTCAGAATCACCTTCCGGGCGGCGTACCCTGCAAGCGGCAACATCACGGACGCGAAGATCACGGCGGCTAACACCCTTCACAATGCGCTGATCACTTCGGCTACGCTCTCGCCGGTGAGCTACGGAACGCTCCAAGACACCAACAACGTCACGTTTGCGGAACTTGACGGCGACAGTTCGCGGGCTTTCGAGATGGCTATGGACTACTCCATAGCCATCACGGGAGAACGGTAGTGGCGACAACGACGAGCATCGCGGTCTTTGGCCGCAGGTTTGAGAATATGCTGTCTCGGGTCAAGATCGGCGCGGACACCGTTCACAAGTTGCTTACTGATGGCGGCGAAGAAGATCACTTCGAATTTACGGACGGAGGCACGTCTACCAAGACCTTGCGACAAATGGGCCATCCTTACGGCCGCACCACGCCAACAGTTAAGAACAAGAGCGGGCAACGCGGCAACCTGAATAAGAAGATGGGCAAAGCCAAGGTTAACCCGCTTCCGATCAACAAGCAGACGGGGCGGCTAAGATCGTCGTTCTACCGGTCGGACATCGGCGGCAAGGACAAGGTAACCCGCATGGGCTTTAGGGTGCCTTACGCTCGTTTTGTGCTCCGTCCCGGTGGTACGCGGAAGATGATAGACCGAAAGTTCTACTCGCTCGGAAGCGCGAAGACTGGACCCGCAACCGGCATAATCCGAAAGCAGTTCCGCAAACGTCTTTCCATTGCACGGGCAGTTTACCGACGCACAATAAAGAGTTAAGTTATGGCAGTAAGATACGCAGGAACCAACATCTCCCTTTACACGGTCGCCGGTATTGCGCTGGCTTCGACTGGGACTAACTTTACGCTGGCGATTGAGAACGCCAGCCAAGACGCGGGACTCATTACGCGACCCGGCAAGAACAACCAGCCTGTCAAGAAAAGCGGGACTCTGACCGTTGAGCAAAACGGCGTAGTATCTGGCGCGACCCGTGTTAGCCATATCAACGTGTCCGCGTTCACTATCGGTGGCACTAGCTACCTTGACGTGTTGACGTCCTATTCCCTTTCTGGCTCGTTCGATCAGGTCATGCAAAGCGGAATCGGGGAAGCGTGGGAAAAGCCGCAGGTAGTGGCTAAGGACTACTCGGTAAGTGTCACCCTAGACGTGAGCACCGGCGATGCGCTGGCACTTGCTCAGATCTTTGATGGAACAAACTTTGCGGACAATGACCAAGCGGTAAGCATCACTATTGACGCGGTGCCGCTCACGATCCCGCTGAACGCTATGTCTTACTCGCTGGGCATCGCTCGGTATGACAAGCAGAAAATTACGCTTGAGTTTATGGGCGCAGATCCGGGAGCCGGCGACTACCCAACCGCGCCAACCGCTACAACCTCCTTACTCGAAAAGGCTTTCAACGCTCCGTTCACTGAGGTCGCTTTCAGTATTCAGAACGCGCAGTCCGGCGACACGGGCGGCATCGCGGTAAGCGGCAATTGCGTTTGGTCCGCGTTCTCAATCAGCGTTGAAGACGGGGCACTTGTGGGCGAGTCTTACACTTGGAAGACCTACGGCACGGTCACCGTCGCGGCGTCGAGCTAATTATGAAACGAGCGGTATTCATTCCAGACTGGGAACAAACGACGGGGTTCGGCGGCAAGCCTAACCCTTCGGAACCCGAACAATCCAACCAACCGGAAAAGACGGAAGGTTCAAAGGAAGAAGTGAAAGAAGATGAACCAGACGGTATGTGATCTTGTCGCAAAGTACGGCGCTCCGGCATCGTTCGAAATCGAGCTGCCGGACAGTTCGAAATGGATGATCAAAGGACACGCTACGTTCAGCGCACAGCGGGCGCACAACGAGGCGAAAGAGAAGTTCGTAAAGGATCTGCTCGGGGCAAAGGACGCGGCGACCAAGGCGCAGAACAACGACCTGCTACCGCTCCCGTATCGTTCGGTTTCCGAACTAATTGACCGGGTGAATCTTGAGGCGGCTTTCGAGATCCATTCCCGCGTGATCGCGCCAGAGGTATTCGGACCTGTTGAGGCGTTGCAACTCTGCGCGGCTCCGCAGTTGGTCTCGTATCTCTTGGATCAGATGACTTGGGGATCGGCTAACTTCCTGCTTGAACTGAAAGCGGCTATGTACGCAGAAGCGGGAAAAGGTTCAGCGGCAACCAACTCGCCGGATTAGAGGTCGAGGTCTGCGGGCGGGTCTATGGCTGTCACCCGGAAGAGTTGGACGAGAAAAGGGAGGCGTATCTAATCGAAATGGTAGCGGCTGAAATTGAAGCGATCAAGCAAGGGCGAAGGGGAATTCTCTAATGGCAGATGAGGTCTTAGTAACTGAATT